GGCTTTGGCTCCTGTCCCTTTTTTTGGCCCGAATCGCCAGTTCCCTGTGCGCTCTCTCCCGCTGGCTCTCGCGTGTCTCTGTAAAAGTTTTACAAGAACTCTTGACAATGTACCGTGTTTGCCTGATAATTCAATCACTCCAGCGCTTTTGCTGGAGCATCAAAAGGAAAGCATCATGGGTAAAGCCATTCTTGCTGTTCAACTGAACAGCGCCGAGGCCTCGAAACTCACTGAGGCCGTTAAGGCCGATCAAAGCGCCCGCGCTTTGGCTGGTGAGGTCGGGGTTCTGTACGTCAAACGCACGTCGCATCCTGTGTGGGATAGCAACAGCCCGTTCTACGTGCACTTCGCATCGGCCATCGAAGCCGTGGTTCTCAAAGCCGCACCAAACTACAGCAACACTAGGATGCTGACCAAGTTTGCGCGGGATTCGGGTCGCGACTGGTACGTGGCTGAGGGTGACGCGGTTCTCAAGGCCGCACGAGATTCGGCTGAGGCCGCTAAGGCCGAAGCAAAATCGCACGACGCTAAGGTCGCGGTAGCAGAGGCGCAAGCAAAACGTGAGGATATTACGGTATCTGAACAAAAACTTGCGAAACTTGCGGTAGCACAGGCGAAGGCTGAACGTACCGTAGCTAAGGCGTCGGCGGCATCATTGGCAGGGCAGTATGCTCTGGCCTTCGAAGCGAAGTTTCCCACGAAAGTGGCGGTAATGACGAAAGAGGACAAATTGTCCGAATTCGTCAAGGCCGTGAAAACTCTCAAGGTTAAGTTTGAAGCGCTTGAGGACGGTAGCGTAGACAAGTATGTGCACGAAGCCGCGACGGCCTACCTTGAGAAAATGAAGCGTTGGACGGAGGTAGCACCAGCGAAATAACCCTCGCTTCCCTAAGAACCCCCAGAGAAATCTGGGGGTTTTTTTTCGCCCAAATTTTTGGGCCGAATCGCCAGTTCCGTACGCACTCTCGCTCGCACTCGCTGGTTTACGCTGAGGCTCAGCGTAAAGGTTTTACACCCCGCTTGTCAATAAAAAACGCCCCGAGAGTTTAATCTGCGGAGCGTTCGGTTGAAGTCTCAAAAAACGATTTATGGAGATTGGCTTACAGTGTCCAAAAGGGCCGTTTTTTGCTGTTTTGCTGTACCCTGCCGTCAGGGTACAGGTTTGACCCTATTGAAGTCAAGTGAAAATGACCCTGAATCGCCAGTTCCTCGGTCTGGCTCACGCATGGGCTCGCAGGGCGCATAAACGCTAGGTTTGCGTAAAAGTTTTACGCAGGGGGAGGGGAGGGATATGTTCTTATTGTTCTTTATGTTCTAGTTATGTTCTTATTCTATCTATCTATCTACCCAGTATTTACGCGGGTTCTGGCCTATTGTTCTGGGGTTCGGCTTTTACCCCCCCTAAAAACGATGAACGGCAAAATTCCCGAGAGCCGAGATAATACTAGCGTTTTGTACGTCCTCCTTGATTGTATAACTTCCGTTTTCCCCACATCACCATTTTTCCCCGTAACATTAGATCATTAGAACAATTGGACAGTTTCAAGCCGCTAACCCGCGCCGTTCCTAGGCCCTCCAAAAAACCCCTTCGAACATAGCGAACCCAGCCAAGAACATAGCGAACAAAATTCAGGGTTGACTTTTTTACGGGGCCTGATACACTAACCATTCCTTAACCAAGCCGGAGCACAAAGTGACCACGACACACACCGTAACCGACCTTCCCCCGAACGTATCCAAGTACATAACCGTGCAAACGGGCACAGGAAAATGGGATGACCATTGGATCTGGACAGGCACGTACCACCCGGACGGACTGCCACTCATCGGAAGCAAGATGGCCCATAGCACTATCTACCGCTACTTGAACCCCGAGGTAGCAAAACTCGACGGACGCATCCTGCGTCAGTGCGGAGAGAAGAAGTGTGTCAACCCTGCCCACATGCGATACCCCATGCGTGAAGGCCCTCTGAAGTTAAGCAAACTCGACCCCGCCGTACGCAAGGCATGGTTAGGCAGACCCTCAGGCTCCAGCACAACAATCGCGCAGATAGAGAGGGAGCATGAAGAAAGTACCCCAGATCTCGTAAAAGTTTTACAGAGAATCGCAGTAGCGTTGGAACGCATCGAAGTTAAAGTTAAATAGGGGGGAGGTAGGAAGGGGAGGTAGGAAGGGGAGGTAGGAAGGGGAGGAAGGACTGCTTTGCAGTCCACCTAAAAACTTGACATTGTAAAGAAAGTATGCTATAATGAACGCTAGTTCATGTGGTGTTGACATGAGCGAGGGGGGATGGTCCCCCCGACGTAGCGTAAAACTTTTACAGAGGAAGAGAGATGAGTAAGGACGACGGTATGACCTGCATCTGGTTGCTGACAGTCACGAGGTTCTATGAGGACGACGATGGGGAGTACACGCAAGAGGTGATCTTCACGTGTGCCTACGGCAGACGTAGCAAGGCAATGGAGGCTAAAGTCAAAGCGAGGGCTATGTTCCCCAAATACTCTGATATGGAGTACGGCGTCGAGCGAGTGGTCTTCGTACAGGACGAACTGCCAAGCGACGAGGAGGATATGGCATATGACATGCTGAGTGAGACGGCTAAAGATATGCACGTGGCGGCAAAAAAGATTCGTGAGGAGGAAGGGGAATGAAGAAGGTTATGGATGTGATTGCAGTCTTGTGCGTGGCGTATGTCGTCGCGATATGCGTGTGGGCAATAGTTATTTTTGGGAGAGGGTGATGCTAATTAAAAACGACGAGGGAAAGATTGCAATCCGCAAGGACTGGGGTCCGTCCCTAATTTCCTCCGGGTACTCACGCCCCGGCCCGACCAACTGCCGACTAATCAGTTGGGACATGGAGAGGTTGCAGACCAGCCTCCTGCTACGACACAGAGCACCCGTGAGGATGCGTCTCGTAAAACTTTTACGGTTCGGGAGAGTGTGATGGAGGATAAAGAAATGGAAGGCTACACGCACGAGGAGTTCTGCGCCCTGCTTGATCTCATGCAGGTGCGGTACGTCACGCGTGATCCGTTGGCACGGAGCCCGAAGGAGAGGATGAAGATCATCAACTACTTCAGGTCAGCAAAACGCAGGACCGGAGAGGACAGGGTGCAAGAGTGGCGGATCGTAGGGCAAGGACGAGGACGGTTCTTGAACGAGATTTGAAATAACAGAACGCAACTAACGTAAAACTTTTACAGAGGATAGAGAAATGGGATATTCAGAAGTTAGACACCTGCCACGCATCCCGCACTACGAGGAAGCGGCGTTCAGATTTAAGAACATCAAGCCCATCCGGGGGACAACGTGCCGTCCGTTGGGTAATCGCGGGGCGAAGCACTACGCAATCGAGCAACGTGGCGAGAGCTATGTGTGTACGTTGTACGGACATCCGGTGATCACGTACCACAAGGGAGTGGGTGACACGGGGGACACGGAATACATGACGGAGATTTCTTTGTGTGGTCATAACACGCAGACCACGCGCAGGTTCATACGTCAGATACTCGACGCCCCTTGCTATCAATATAAGAAGAACACGTTCATCGACATCGACCGGCGCGTCATAAAGAAATCAGAGAGGCGTTACGTTGTCCGGGGGTCGTACTACCTGCCAGCGGATTACACCATGCAGGTACGTGATGGAGCGGTGCTGAACCCCGTGCCCGTGACCAAGAAAGTCATCGACCGAGAAGTTACAAAAAACCTCAGGGAGAAATACAAAGAGAGTATGGCGGACGCTGAAGCCATGTTGAGTCTAGGACTGGCGCGGTTTGTGCCGCGTTTTGGTATGTCTGATGGTGGGTACGATCCGCGCGAGAAAATATCAGAGTACAGAAGGGAGTTCTTAGCTGACCTCACACGCGAGGAGATGACTGAGTACCTGTGGATCGTTGGTAGTGCCCTGTTGGATGGCGCGTGGCGTCGCAACAAGACTACGTGGAATATCAACACGCAGAACTACGAGACTATCCCCCTGCCGCAACCAGCCAGCCGTCCGTTCATCGTCGGCGCGCTATACGACGTAGCCAAGTGGGACGACGTAGATATCTACAAGGAGGTGGAGTTGCCCGTCGGACAACGGGCGTGAGAGGAAGTTTTTAGTCTATAAAAACTTGACAAAGTATATTATTTGTGGTATAATGAACGTAGTTCATGTGGCGTTGACATGAACCGGGGGAGAAGTTCCCCAGACCGTAAAACTTTTACACAGAGAGGTAGATATGAGTTGGAACTTTAGGATGGTAGATGCGACGGAAGAAAATGACGGTGTACCGTTTATTCAACTTGCTGAAGTCTTTTATCACGAAGACGGTAGCCCAATGGGCTACACGTGGGTAGATCAGTTCGGTTCTGAAGATGTAGAGGGTATGCGTCAGACGCTCACGTGGATGACTCAAGCCTTGGACAAACCCGTGCTCCAACACGGTGACTTTTCTTTCAATATCGAAAAAGCGTAAGCAACGTAAAACTTTTACACACTTAGAGGAAATCATGGCTCAGATCAATCTCGCAAACAAGACCGTATCCCTGCAAGAAGCCGCACGGCTGATCGAAGCGGTGGGCACTAGCGTAACGATCATGCTTCAAGGCGAACCCGGCATCGGTAAGTCCAGCATCCTGAAGATGATGAGTGACAAGACTCCATCAGACCTGCCCCGCATCAAGTCCTACATAGATGTTACCAACCTCGATCTCGGTGACATCGCTATGCCGTGGATCAACAAGGAAGACGGGTGCACACACTATGTGCCCAATGCTAGGTTCGGGTTGCACACAGGTGCACCTGTGTTGTTGATGCTCGACGAGTTGTCCAAGGGTCCAGACGCTATTCAGAACATGCTCCTGCCATTGTGTCTTGAGCGCCGCATGGGTGAGAAGAAGAATCACAAAGAGACGATTATCTTTGCGACAGGCAACCTGTCCGGTGACGGGGTGGGCGACAAGCTCAAGCCTCATGCAATGAATCGCTTCACCGTGGTGAAGGTTCGCAAGCCTACGTATGGCGAGTGGATCGAGTGGGGTATCGCCAACGGAATCGTGCCTGAGGTTCTTGCGGCGGTGAAGCAGTTCCCCGACTGTCTTGCCAGCTACATGGATGGTGACTCTCAGAAAGAGAACACCATGATCTATCACCCGACCCGTGCGGTGCAGGCGTTCGTATCGCCTCGCTCGCTGGAGAAAGCTAGTGACATCGTGCGTATGCGTCGCGTGATCGGTGACGATCCGATGGAGGCGGCATTGATTGGTACGGTGGGCGCGACGTTCGCTCAGCGTCTCATGACGTTCTTACACGTAGCAGATCAACTGCCTCCACGCGACAACTACCTTACTAACCCAGAGACCTGCATGGTTCCAACAGATCCTATGGCCCTATGCATGTTGGTGTTCTCTGCCGTCACGTGGGTAGAGCGCAAGGACATGGACTCATGGATGAAGTACCTGCAACGCTTCAGCAAAGAGCATCAGGCTTTGTTCTGCACCGGTATCTGGAACTCACCCAAGCAGGGGATGGCGGCGACGTGCCGTCCGTTCGTTGACTGGGCGCGACTGAACAAGTACATCCTGTGATCAGGATTGCGTAAAACTTTTACACCGGGGACGCAAGTCCCCAACAACTGGAGAGAGCAATGTACAAAGACCTAACAGTAGAGCAACGCCTTGAGCGTGCACACGTGCAACTCATGAAGGACAAGCGGTTCGTACGCTGGTCCGGGTTGTTCATGATCGGCAAGGTAGAGGTACGCGATGACATCCCAACTGCCTGTACCAACGGGCGGGACGTATTGTACGGGCGCAAGTTCTGTGAAGAACTTACCGAGAAGGAACTCAACTTCTTGGTTATGCACGAGGCGATGCACAAAGCGTATCGTCACCTGACTACGTGGAAGCATCTGTTTGAGGAAGATCGTAGGTGCGCGGGTGCGGCGTGTGACTACGTGATCAACCAGCAGTTGGTTGACTATGACCCCAACCAGACAATGATCTCAATGATCGAGTGCGGTCTGATCGACGAGGAGTATCGCGGCATGGATACTCAGCAAGTCTATGACATCTTACGCAAGCAGAAGAAAGAGAAGGGTCGCGGTCGCAAGCCGGGGGATCAACCCTGCGAGGGCGACGACGATGGGCTCGGTGGCTTTGATGAGCATGACTTCGATGGCGCGAAGGAACTCGGTGACGAGGAAAAGAAAGTACTGACACGCCAGATTGAGGACGCGCTACGCCAAGGTGGTATGTTGGCTGGCAAGCTCGGGGCCAATGCAGACAAGCAGTTCGATGAGCTTGTCGATCCGAAGGTTGACTGGAAGGAAGTCTTCCGTCAATGGTGCAAGGCAGTGGCGGCAGGGCGTGATCGGTCTACGTGGCGCAAGCCCAACCGTAGGTTCTTACACAACGACATCATCATGCCTAGCATGGAGAGTGTCATCCTCGGTCGCATTGTTGTGTGTATTGACACATCTGGATCTATCGGTACGCGCGAGCTTGCTGAGTTCTACTCTGAGCTTGTTGCCATCTGTACCGACGTGACCCCTGAGTGTGTCGATCTTCTGTATTGGGATACCAAGATCGCATCACATGAGGTGTATTCGCAGGACATGCTCGGGTCTATCGTCAACACAACCAAGCCCAAGGGTGGCGGTGGTACGGACCCCGACTGTATCCCTGCCTATATTAAGAAAGAACGCATGGACCCCGTGTGCGTGGTCATCCTGACCGACGGGTATATCGGACGATGTGAGGAAAACTTATGGACAGGTCTCGCGCCAACGCTTTGGGTAGTAACGGAGAACAAGGGGTGGAAGCCCCCGTACGGTCAATCAGTCAATATGTAGGAGAGCACACACACGAAGAACTTCTAGCACTAGCCGCCCTGTCTGGCATCGAGGTGGAGTACATCGCTGAGGTGACTCTGCTTCGTGTCACGGGGCACGACGACGACAACGCACAGATACTTAAATCATTGTTACGTAAAACTTTTACACAAGAGAGCAAATCATGACTGCAATACTTAATGCCGCTTTTGGCCCATCCATCGCATCCAGCGCCATGCTGGTCAACCTCAGCGTGGGCAACTGGACCGCTCGCAAGCTAGATCGCAAAGTAAGCGAGGACGTAGACAAGCAGAACAATACGATGGGGAGAGCGGGCAACTACCATAAGAACTTACTGGCAGGTGCACATCAACTTGATCTGATAAACAAGTTTGTAGCAAACACTCGCAACAGGCACTACCACCTCACCCTGCCATGGGCAGACACAGGCCCACGCTTGCTACCCATGAAGCGGTTCTTCGACTACAAGTCTGAGGCTGATTCGTGGATCGCCAAGTACAACGAGATGAAGAAGGAGCTAGTGGTCTGCTATCCGACTATGGTGTCTGCCGCCGCGTTCCAACTTGGCAATATGTTTGACCGCAACGAGTACCCAGAGGTTGAGCAGATTGAGAGAAAGTTTTACATGGAGGTCAACTTCTGGCCCGTGCCGGAGACGGGCGACTTCCGTGTCGACTGCGAGATGGAGATCCGTAACGAGCTTAACGAGAGCTATCGCCAACTGTACGACAAGCAGGTGGGTGCGGCTATGGGTGACGCATGGTCCCGACTACATGGTGTGCTCAAGCACATGGTTGACCGACTGACTGATGGGGAGGAGGGTGATCGCAAGATCTTCCAAGCATCCATGATCGAGAAAGCTAACGAGCTTATCGACACGCTAGATAGTATGAACATCACCAACGACACGCAGTTGGAGAGCGCGCGTGCATCGTTGGCCGCCGCCCTTGCCGGTGTTTCTGTAAAAGATTTACGGGACTCCAAAGCTGTACGCTACGACGTTCGTACTCAGGTCGAAGACATTCTCAGCAAGTTTGCATTTTAATTTAAGGACAGAGAGCATGACTATTATCCACAAAGGAAGACGCAATTCCTACTTCACCCTGACCACCCTGCGCGAGTTGGGTGTCAACAAGGTCTTAGAGGAGATCATCAAGGTTGACGACTACAGTTGGAAGAAGTTTGAGGAGCCCGTGCGCTGGATGCTCGACGCTATACGTGTGACGTACAAAGACCCGACCATCTACTTCGAAGTTCGCAGTACCGACAACATCGGCGTGTTGCAAGCGGGTATGCGTATGGGTGCGATTGGCACGTTCCAACCTAGCGGCAACTCTCGCGACACGATACAGGCGCAGGTGTGTAGCGAAAAAATCAAGAACAAGAAGTCTCCCGTAGATGTCAAGCGTTCGAGCACGAGGGCTAAAGCTGAGAAGCTAATAGATCTTTTGTACTACCGAGATCACCACGAGTACGCCAAGCGGCAGTTCGAACAGACCCACTATGACCTCAACTCCATAGTGAGAAAGTCTGCGCCCGTGCAGGACAAACCGCTAAACGACTTCTCTGGCAATCTTTACTACAACAACGGGTTCGACTTTCTGGCGAGGCTCATGCGTGGGCAGGTCCACGGTACGGATCAGGCAGAGATCGAGAAGTATCTTCAGGCGTACGACAAGATGGTGGACCAGCGTATGGAGCAGGAGCTTCTGAAAGTTGTTTACGTCATCCTGCAAACTCTGCCGCCGGGCGGTCCGTCAGCATACCGGATGCTCACCTCGGTGCTCGACTCGTCCAGTCCTATACCAGAAACGTACATCACGACTATTAGGGATTTCCCTAGTATCGAGGCCCTACCCGACGTGGTACAAAGTAAGCTCGCTCTGTTGCAGTTGGGCTCAGGGCAGAGTGCCAACATGGTGGGGTTCCACAACGAAGCTGACTGCGACTGGCTTCGTCGGTACTGCCTCATTGGTGAAGACTTAGGAGAGTTGCTTGACACCGGAAGGGAAAGTAAAGAAGGAGGTAATAGCCTATCTGAATGAGAGGGGCGCGTACTATTTTATGCCAGTCACGGGCGGCTACGGTCGCTCGGGCGTGCCTGACATAGTTGCATGTCTCAACGGTAAGTTTGTAGGTATCGAGTGCAAGGCTGGGGACAACCAGCCTACCGCACTACAGGTGAAGAATTTGAAGGCCATCCGTTCTGCGGGTGGCCTTTCTTTTTGTGTGAATAGCGTAAAAGTTTTACGCGGACAACTGGAGAGTGACCTTGAAAGATTGGAGTGAACCGTTGGTTAACATCGAGCATTTAGCGATTGAGCTAAAGGACGTGCTCAACTCAAACCAGCATCATGACGCGGAGGCTATCGTAAAGGAGATGCTTACCGAACTAATGAATCTACACGCCGCAATTCTGATTGCCCAATGGGCTGATGACCAGATAGAACGCGCCCGCATCGCCAGTTCCGGAGGCTCACATGACTAAGCGCAAAGAAACTAAAACCTTCCAACCTTGCTTCTACGTGGGGCGGGAGATGTACGTACCGCATGTTGTGCTCCATAAATGCTGGGCAACTTATGGAGGGGAATATAAAACCCTTGAAGAGTTGTTGGCTCTTGGCGCGGTTATGAAACACGAGAAGCTCGCACCACAGATGGACGGTCGGGACTGGATTAGCAAGTTCAAACTATGAAAGAGAAAAACGAAACACCAAGGTGCTTTAATTCTTATCCAGAATTTAAGTTATGGGTCGCCGCTGCGCGGGGGTCTCACCCCACACCGGGGCACGGCTACTGCGAGGACTGCACACCGGCCTACAAAGACCAGATGATTGCTGAGAACCGATGTGGCTACCCAGAGGTAACCTTCAAAACTGTTCAAGGAGAGTTTGTCGGGAGGCGGTCTCGCGAATACATTCGTAAACTGCGTGGTGACGCATTGATATTGAAGGGGGCAACATGAACAAAGGTGAAGTGTGGCAAAAGTGGTGGACTGAGACTCACGGCAAGCACATGCCGATGGGCGGGTATCACCCGATGGAGGGCGCTATATATGATGCGTGGTCGGCAGGGTGGGATGCGGCGTACGGACAATCTCAGGTTGAGATTACCCATCTCAAAGAACAATTACTTCGCGTAGGTAACCAAGAGAAAGTTCTGAAGGAGGCGTACCTTGCAGGGCAAATGTCTAAATGAAGCGAAACTAGCCCCTGCCCCCCAGTGCCAACAATGCCGCTTCAAAGAAGCGGTGTACAAGACCCCGACAACGAGAGGCAAGGGGTTCCGTTGGAAATGTGAAAGTTGTTATAGAAAACAAGCCCCGAGTGGCTTTAAGGAGAAACGTATATGAAAGCAGATACATATCAGGTAGGTGGCGACCACTACAAAGAGATGGGAGTCCCACCGTGGGACGTTATGCAATCCGTGCTAACTCACGAGGAATTCATAGGGTTCCTCAAGGGCAACATAATTAAATACGCTATGCGTAAAGGGTATAAGGACGAGAACGACCCCGCCAAGTGCTTGCACTACATGGAGAAGTTGGCCGAGGTGGAGAGGGAGGGCGGGTGGTGAAATACAAAGACATCAAAGATTTTTGGGAGCGGTGCAATAAGCATCCAGACCATCAGAACGGAATGATTTCGTACAGCATGATTGAGCGGCGACTGCGAGAAGAGATTGAAGAGTTGCGTCAATACATTGAACAGCGAGAGCAGTCGCTACAAAAACCAGTGAGTGGACTCCGCAAGAAAAAATGTTGATGCAACAACTCAAGGAGAAGAACACATGACTGACCGCGAGCTTATGCAACAGGCGTTAGAAGCGTTGGATAGCGACAACCCAGACATCCAACTACGCACAGCAATAGTCTTGCGCGAGAAGCTGGCGCAACCAGAGCGTCAGTGGGTTGGGCTAACTAAAGAAGAGGCAAAAGAAATTTCGCTAGCGAATCGCCCGTATGTCATAGACATGATAGCTGCGCTTGAGGCAAGGTTGAAGGAGAAGAACACTTGATAACCATAGACTTTGAGACCTACTACGACCGAGACTTCAGCCTCTCCAAAATGTCTACTGAGGAGTACATACGTGACCCAAGGTTTGAAGTCATCGGCGTGGCGGTTAAAGTGGACGATGAGGAAACGCAGAGCTTCTCTGGCTCACGTGCCGAGACGAAGGATTGGCTACAACAGTTCGATTGGGGGAATTCCCTCGCCTGTGCTCACAACGCGCTTTTTGATGCGGCAATTATGGCGTGGCACTTTGAGATTTACCCGAAGGCTTGGGCTGACACTATGTCGATGGCTCAAGCGTTATTGGGGACGCGGTGCAGGGTCGGACTAGCTCACCTAGCCACGTGGTTCAAGATAGGTACAAAAGGGGACGAGGTAATTAACGCATTGGGTAAGACACGTAAAAGTTTTACACATATGGAGATGGAGCGGTACATGTCGTACTGCCGAAACGATGTGGAGCTAACCGCTGGGTTGTATACACGGATGTACACCTTCCGTGCCAACGAGGACTTTACGTTTGATGAGTTCCCCCTGAAAGAACTCAAGCTGATCGACCTCACGATCCGCATGTTTACCGAGCCGACTCTTGAGGTGGACGTGCCGTTGCTGGAAGAGCACCTCATCAAAGTGCGGGAGAACAAGGCGAAGCTACTCAGGGATGCCGACATCAACCTTGAGGATGTGATGAGCAATCCAAAGTTTGCACAGATACTCATCAGACTTGATGTTGCACCTCCTACCAAAACCTCTCCCAATACTGGCAAACAAACCTACGCCTTTGCCAAGACGGACCAAGGTTTGCAGGATCTTCTTGAGCATCCCGACCTGCGGGTGCAAGCGGTGGTGGCTGCGCGGCTTGGGGTCAAGACGACCATCGAGGAGTCTCGCACCGAGCGGTTCATCGGCATAGGCAAGCGGGGCCCACTGCCAGTCCCTCTTAGATACTACGCAGCTCACACCGGCAGATGGGGTGGGTCTGACAAACTTAATATGCAGAACCTACCTAGTAGGGGTAACGCATCCGCCCTGAAGAAGTCTCTCCGCGCACCGGCAGGGCACGTCATCATCTCGTGCGACTCCTCGCAAATCGAGGCGCGAACCCTTGCGTGGCTGGCTGAGCAGGAAGACTTGGTGAAAGCGTTCTCCAACGGCGAGGATGTCTACAAGATCATGGCGTCAAAGATTTATCAAAAGCCGGTTACTGAAATAACCAAAGAGGAGCGGTTCTTTGGCAAGACCGTGATTCTCGGGTGCGGGTACGGCATGGGGCACGACAAGTTTCACCACATGCTGAACATGCTGGCTCTCAAGCAGGGGACAAAGATCACCATGGCCGAAGCCGAGCGCATCATCCAAGTGTACCGGGGCGTCAACCCCAAGATCGTACGGCTGTGGAAGATCGCTGACAGAGCCATACACTATATGGCTACCTCCACGGGCTGGACGTTTGGTAGGGGCGACTTGCTGGAGGTAGGGAACAAGCACGTCATCCTGCCCAACACCATGAAGATCGAGTACGACGACCTGAGATCCAGTCCCTCCGAAGGGTGGATGTATAGCACCCTGCGTGAGAAGAACGTGAAGATCTACGGTGGTAAGTTAGTGGAGAACGTGGTGCAAGCTCTCGCCCGGATCATCGTGGGTGAGCAGATGCTAAGAATCGCAAAGAAGTACCGCCCGGTCTTGACAGTTCATGATGCAGTGTCTATAATTGTTCCAGAGCAGGAGTCTACTGAGGCGATGGCGTATGTTCAGGAATGTATGCGCTGGGTTCCTAAATGGGCTGAAGGCTTACCCGTAGATTGCGAAATAGGATGCGGCCCAACTTATGCAGACTCCTGACAAACCTATCTCGTGGTCATACAGCGGGATGTCGCTATTCAAGCAGTGCCCCAAAAAGTATTACCACCTGAAGGTTCAGAAGGACTTTAAGGACAAAGAGACTGAAGCGTTGCTATACGGCAGTGCCGTACACAAAGCCGCCGAAGACTACATCACTGAGAAAAAACCTATCCCTCCCCAGTATAAATACATGGAGGGGTACATGAACAAGATTGATGCGTACGAGGGTGACAAGTACGCAGAGTACAAGATGGGGATACGTGAAGACGGCACGCCCTGTACATTCCATGACCCCGAAGTGTGGTGGCGGGGCATAGCAGATTTGATCGTAGTCAACGGAGAACTCTCCAAAGTAATTGACTACAAGACGGGAAAGACTTCCCGCTACGCGGACACCGTACAGTTAGACTTGCTTGCTCTAGCTACGTTCGCACACTTCCCCGGCGTCAAGGTCATCAAGGCCGCGCTGATCTTCGTAGTAGCCAACGAGTTGGTGAAACGCAAGTACCATAGAGAATCTTCCGTGGCTCGGCTTATGCAGGAGACTCGGGATAGCTACGTTCCGTTCAAGGAAGCCTACGCTACCGACGTGTGGAACCCGAAGCCTAACTTCACCTGCCATAAATATTGCCCTGTGGCTATCTGCCCACACAACGGAAGAAACTAAAATGCCCTACACCAAGAAGCCCCGTCCCTACAAACACGAGGGGGAGATGGAGCAAAAGCGTGACGAGAAAGCCCCACGTGCCGCCCGTGCTAGGGCACGGCGCGAAATGGATGCGAAGGGGGTTGACAGAACCGGAAAAGACATTGATCATGTCAAGCCCCTCTCTAAAGGAGGGACTAATGCAAAGGGTAACCTACGCTTAGTGAGCCCAAGCGCCAACCGATCCTTCCAAAGAAATTCTGACCACACGGTCAAGAAGAACAAGTGAGAGAGCATGGAAATACTAGAGGGGAAGGGCCTACTACTTAATCTCAATAGGCCCGAGAGAGTTCTAGACGCAATAAAAACAAGTAAGCTAGTAAACAAAGTAGACGGTATATCGCAGGTGCTAGTGCCGTGGGGCATACCTGAGATACACGCGCTAAAGATCTTAAAGATCAAGAACGTACCTAGTCCCATCGAGCGGGACTACAAGTGGCCGGGGGTGCACAGACCCTTTGCCCACCAAAAGGAAACCTCCGCGTTTCTGACCATGCACAAGCGTGCCTTCTGCTTTAACGAACAGGGCACGGGCAAGACGGGTAGCGTCATCTGGGCGGCTGACTATCTTATGTCACTGGGTTTCCTGCGTAGGGTCTTGGTGGTATGTCCCCTGTCCATTATGCAGTCGGCATGGCAGTCGGATCTATTTAAGTTTGCTATGCACCGCACGGTGGACGTGGCTCACGGTTCGTCCGAAAAACGCAAGAAGATCATCGACGGTGGCGCTGAGTTCGTCATCATCAACTACGACGGTATCGAGATCGTCGAGAAAGAAATTGACGCGGCTGAGTTTGACCTGATCGTCATCGACGAGGCGTCAGCTTACAAGACTGCAACCACCAAGCGATGGAAGGCGATGAACCGGCTGGTCAACGAGAGCCGCTGGTTGTGGATGCTCACAGGCACACCCGCCGCGCAATCTCCCGTGGACGCATTCGGCCTCGCCCGTCTGGTCAACCCTACCAACGTGCCTAAGTTTGCAGGGGTGTTCCGCGATATGGTGATGTACCGCCTGACACAGTACCGCTACCTGCCAAGGGACAACGCTAAAGATATTGTGCATAGGGTGTTGCAGCCAGCGATCCGGTTCCTGAAGGCCGACTGCCTAGACCTGCCCGATATGACGTACGTCGACCGGGACGTACCGATGACCAAGACACAACAGGCGTACTACAAAAGTATGCTGGTCCACAACATGGTCTCCGCTGCTGACGAGGAGATCAGTGCAGTCAACGCCGCAGTTCTTATGAACAAGCTACTCCAGATGGCGTGTGGCACGGTATACACAGACTCAAGAGAAAGCGTGAACTTCGACGCATCGTCACGACTGAACGTATTGTCTGAAATTATTACGGAGACAAGCAACAAGGTGTTGGTGTTCGTCCCCTTCAAGAACGCTATCGAGCTAGTCCAAGAGCACCTCTCCAAAGACGGGTTCACTTCGGAAGTGATATCAGGCGAGATATCAGCAGGGAGGAGGACTGATATCTTTAAGATATTTCAGACCACGCCAGACCCCAAGGTTCTGATCATCCAGCCCCAAGCCGCCGCGCACGGGGTAACACTCACTGCCGCTGACACCGTGGTCTGGTATGGCCCCACTATGTCCTTAGAGACATACCTACAGGCGAACGCTCGGGTGCATAGGGCTGGGCAGAAGCACCCCGTGACCGTCATCCACATTGTTGGAAGCTCGGTCGAGCGCAAGATTTACAAGATGCTCCGTGAGCGCGAGGACGTACACGCAAAAATAGTTGGTCTCTACCGCGAAGAAGTGCTTGACACTGCCAAATAAGGGGTGTACAGTGTCAACTCACTAGAGGAGAGAACAAATGTCAGCAGACAAACTAGCAAGGGTGTACGTCAAGATACGTGACGCTCGTAACGCTCTAAAGAGCAAATTTGAAGAGGAAGACGCAGAGCTTGCGGAGCAGTTGGAGGTCATCTCCAGTCAACTCCTAGAGATCTGCAAGGATACCGGCGCGGAAACTCTGAAGACGAGTGGCGGCACGGTGATGCGAACGGTTAGGACTCGCTACTGGACTTCGGACTGGGACGCGATGTACGAGCTAGTCGCAAATTCGGGTGAGCTTGGCCTTTTGGAAAAGCGCATCCATCAGGGCAACATGAAAGAGTTTCTCCAAGAGAATCCCAATCTGATGCCCAAGGGTCTGAACGTCGACAACCGCTATGACATTACTGTCAGGAGAGCATCAAAATGAGCGAACTAGCTCTGTTCAAAGGAAACCTGCCGTCCTACCTGCGTTCCATGCAGATGGACAGCACCACGAAATCCCTCATGGGTGGTTCACAGGCTAAGCGGATTTCGATCCGTGGGTCGGTGTTCCGTATGATCGTAGGTGGGCAAGAGATTGCCAAGTCTGATGATCGCTTCATGCAGGTGGTCGTTGCCGCCGCCGCGCCGTCACATAGCCGCACGTTCTACGCTGGGGTTTATGAGGAAGGGGAGAAAGTTCTCCCTGCTTGCTTCAGCAATGACGGCATCAAGCCCGATGCTGAGTCTGAAAAACCTCAGGCAAAGAACTGTGCAAGCTGTCCGCAGAATATCGCGGGTAGTGGGCAGAACAA